ATTACGCTTACTAATAGGGTTAATCCTACGGATACTATGCCATCTGATCCTGTTAGGGTTTCTATATTTGCTGTTTGGACCAAGAAGGTTCCTGGTGTTATAACCTTTCCTTCTCCTGTACAAACTATGTGGGACCCTTCTTCAGTTGCGGACTTTCTTACATATGGCAGAGTTCTGTTCAAACGGGAAGCCTTATTAAAAGGTGATGGCGAAGTAATATCTTGTTACTTTAGGTATAAGGTCCAAAAAATAGATAGGGCTGTATTCAATTCTGGAGGCGGCCGCCTCCAGTGGTTTGTACTAGTTAGTCAAACATCCAATACGGAAGCAATAGCTGTCCCGGAAAATGTGGATATTGTACTGTCACATAATGTATCTTTTGCTGCGGATGCCATTGGCACCACATAATTAATAAACATTGTTTTGCTTTCGGCCGGCGTTGGGCGGGATAGTATTACCCCGCCCAACCAAGGCCGGGCCGAATCCCAGGCCATCTCTCTCTATAAAAGGGGGGCTCCCCCTAGTGTTATTTCACACATCAAATGCCAGGTTTTAGCAACTGGTGCTTTACTCTGAATAATTATTCAGGTGTTGAGTATGATGAGATCCTCTCTCTCTGCCAAACACAAGCCCGGTACTTCATTATTGGGAAAGAATCCGGAGATTCAGGAACTCCTCATCTCCAGGGATTCATCGCGTTTTTCAGACGCCATAGTTTCAAACATGTCTCAAATCTCTTTGGGCCTAGGGTCCATATTGAAGGCGCAAGAGGTACTGCTAGACAGAATAGAGCATATTGCTCAAAAGGTGGAGACTTTACAGAAGGAGGTAATATCCCTAAGGAGGGAAATCCAGGTCACGGACGTGATCAGGTCGCCATCTCTTTCAGAGATGCCTACACAACAGGAGCTGGAGGCCTGGCTGAATTCTCCTCTGCCTTTCCAGGAGCCTGGTACTACTCTGGATTTAACTTGCTCAGAAACACTCAATTCCTCATCCAACCCATTAACCGGCCAGACATTAAGGCCGAATGGGTTTATGGGGAACCTGGAGTCGGCAAATCCAGATATGCACATGAGCAACTTCCAGAGGCGTATCTAAAGGAGCCTCGCACTAAATGGTGGAACGGATATTTGCATCAAGCTGCTGTCATAATTGATGATTTTGGTCCTGGAGGGATTGATATCAATCACTTGTTAAGGTGGCTTGATAGGTACAAATGTATGGTGGAAACAAAAGGAGGCATGGTCGCACTACATGCTCAGCACTTCATTATCACCAGCAACTTCCATCCGGAAGTGTTATTTACTGATAGTATGACTCAGCAACCTCATCTGCAGCTACCTGCCCTGATGAGGCGTATTGTACTGAAACACATGTAATAAATATTATCTTTATGAATAAAATAACCTTAGCTATCAAACGCGCTTCCGCGTGAGCGGGAGTAAGACTCTCACACACGCTACCTGCGATCTTCTACAATCCTTCTTTCTCTATCTAAAGGGCCCCCGCCAGGTCAACTTGCGGAGCAAGTTGCTCCACTCTATAAATATGCAAGTACCCCCCTCTAAAAATTTAATTGAACCGAAGTCCCCCTTAACAAGGCAGGATGGTGATAACCTACAGACGTAGGCGCTATTTAGATCGGGTAGCTGCTCCCAGACGGGTGAGACGGCGCCTTGATTTTTCTAGCCGCCCTCGGTTCAGAAGACGGAGTCGTCGTAATGGACGCACTACAACCAATAGGGCTTCTAGTGCTACTACTGTTGGCTTTAGAGCTCGGAAGACATCTACAAGGACTTTCAGGCGTATGCTCTGGAGGGATACCCTTAATCAAACCCACCATAGGTCTTTATTTGATCAGACTGTTGTTGTTGCAACACCAAATAATCTTACTCAAGCTACTTTGAGTATTCTTGAGGGTTTGCCAAATAATTTTTGGACTGCTGGTGGTGGAACGGTCGCTCATGATACCGGAACTGCTGTTCCTTTGTTTTCTGGTGACCTTGTTCTGCGTGGTGGTATTAGCAGGATTACGCTTACTAATAGGGTTAATCCTACGGATACTATGCCATCTGATCCTGTTAGGGTTTCTATATTTGCTGTTTGGACCA